ACATGCGAACCGTTCTCACTTGCATGGACACTTGGCACGCTTCTTGCTTGTGCAACATTGGCACGCAAATTGCTAGGCAAGAACCATGCCAACAATCTTGGCACGCTAATTGCTTGGGGTTCTAACACTGGCATGATTATTGCTTGAACCTGATTCATAAAAATAAACCTTGACAAATGTTGTTGCGTATGCTGGCAACGGGGTTGGGGGCGTGCCCTTGGGCTAGATTCCGTTACCAATCTATCTATTGACATTAGACAACAACGCGCCTACAATGTCAATTCATAGTTCAATGGAGTTTTCAACATGCTTGGCGAATACTGCCGAAACTATCGCAAAGATAAAGGCGTAACTTTGCGGGAAGTTGAAGGCAACGAATCTATCAAGGCTTTATCAGCATTTGAAATGGGGCGAAGTTCTAATATCGCGCATTTCTTTAAATATGTGGCGTTGTCAATTAAGCATGGCGAGTTTCATAGCTTTATTAACGGCGCAATTGACGCAATGAATAAGGGTGAATGAAATGGCTAAAAAGGTATATGACAAAAACACGCGGATGAAAACGGAATTGTTTGAACAAGACCGTGAAAGAATCCATGCTAAAGCCGAAGCTATTAGACAATTCCGCCGTGAAGCATCGCGTATGGCTTCTATGGCTAACAAGCGTGTAAAGCGGCTAGAAGAAAACGGCCTTACTGATACGCCAGCATATAAAGCGTATTTGGAAACAGGCGGAAAGTTCAGCGTAAAAGGCAAGTCTTACAATGAACTTCAAAAAGAAGTTTCCCGCTTGAAGTCTTTTATTGATGCCAAAACTTCAACGGTTAAAGGAACAACCGCCGTTTTAAAGGATTTGGCGGCGAACACTGGCATTATGTATAAAGACCTTAAAGAACTACGCGCAAAGTCTGCCAAGTTCTTTGAATTGTCTTCAAAGGTTGAACAGTATTTGCGAACCGTTGAAGATATGGCTTCCGCAATTGGCTATCAAAAGATTTGGGAAGCAATCAACAAATATACGCAAGATGGAAAGATTGATTTGTCTAGCGGGCAAGTTGATATTGATAGCATGGTTGAAAGCATTTCCCGCGCATTGGCTGAATATGACCAACCCGCGCCCGTCATTGATGGATGGTATAGCTTGAAGAAAAGCAACCCTAATTCCATTGAAGACGATAAGGTTTAAATATGCTTCCTTACCCTGAATTGTTTAACAATTTGGGGCTAGTGGAGTATGAAACCGTTAAAACCAATAAGCGAATTGAATATATCAATTTGCCGTGCGGCTTTGACATTGAAACCACTAGCACCAAAGAAGGCGATAAGAAAATTGCTTTCATGTATATATGGATGGTTGCTATTGGGCACGGCAACGGCGTTTTCTATGGCCGAACTTGGGAAGAATTTTCCGAAGTTTGCGAAGTGCTGCAAGCAAAATTCCAGCTTAATCAATCGCGGCGTTTGGTTATATACGTTCATAACCTTGGCTATGAATTCCAGTTCATGCGCAAATATTTTAAATGGATGGAAGTTTTTGCAGTAAGCGAACGCAAACCGATTAAGGCGGTAACTGAACACGGAATTGAATTCCGCGATAGCTACATTCTTAGCGGTTTCAGCCTAGCAAACACGGCAAAAAATCTTACTAAATACAAAATCAAAAAACTAGAAGGCGATTTAGATTATTCATTGATTCGCCACCACGAAACCCCGCTAACTGTTGAAGAAATGGCATATTGTGAAAATGATGTTGCTATTATCACGGCATATATCAGCGAACAAATAGAGCTATACAAGGATATAACGAAAATCCCAACAACTAACACCGGAAGGGTTAGAAAACACGTTAGAAATGAATGCTACTATTCAGACACTAACCATAGAAAATCAAGTAAATCTAAATACATTCGTTACAGGAAAATAATGCAAGATTTGACCATTGACCCGGAAACATACATTCAGCTTAAACGTTCTTTTATGGGGGGCTTCACCCATGCGAACGCGAATTATAGCGGGCAAACTTTGGAACAAATTTCAAGCATTGATTTTACTTCAAGTTATCCGGCGGTAATGGTTTCTGAAAAGTTTCCAATGTCAAGATTCAAGCCAATGGTTATTGAAAGCGAAGAACATTTAAAAGAATCATGCGCAAAATTCGCAATGGTTTTTGATATTAAATTCTATGGCTTGCGTTCAAGAATAGAACAGGATAACTACATTTCAGAAAGTAAATGCTATCAAACAGAAAAAGCAATTATAAATAATGGGCGAATTCATAGCGCGGAAATGATTTCAACAACAATAACTGAAATTGATTTTGAAATAATGATGCAATCCTATGAATGGGATTCAATAGACGTTGCCAATGTGAAGTTTGCTCATAAAAGCTACTTGCCAAAATCAATCATTAAATCAATTCTTGATTTGTACCAAGATAAAACCGTTCTTAAAGACGTTGAAGGAAGCGAAGTTGAATATTTGCTTTCAAAGGGTATGCTTAATTCAATTTATGGAATGTGTGTAACTGATATTGTTAAAGACAATTCAATATATGATGAAGATTGGGGCGTTGAACGTGTAGATATTGAAGCTGAAATAGAAAAATATAATAATTCTAAAAATAGATTCCTTTATTATCCTTGGGGGATTTGGGTTACTGCATACGCCCGCCGCAATCTTTGGACGGGGATTGTTGCAGTAGGTAACGACTATGTTTATAGCGATACTGACAGTTTGAAAATTAGAAACTATGAAAAACATAAGGAATATGTTTCATGGTATGACAAACAAGTTATGAAAAAAATGCTTGAAATGTGCGAATACTATAAGTTTGACCCGGAACTATTATCGCCAAAAACTAAAGACGGAAAGGTTAAACCGCTTGGCATTTGGGATTTTGAAGGAACTTATACGCGGTTTAAAACACTAGGCGCAAAACGATACCTAACCGAACACCACGGAAAATTGCAAATTACAGTTGCAGGATTAAGCAAGCAAAACGGCCTTGAATACTTGAAAGAACAGGCCGATAATGACCATGCAAAAGTGTTTGAGAATTTCACCCATGAAATGTATGTGCCGCCAGAAAGAACCGGGAAAATGACGCATACATATATTGATGATGAAATTGCCTATTATTGCACTGACTATAAAGGCCATGCAATTTGGGTTAATCCGCTTACCGGGGTTCATTTGGAATCTTGCGACTTCACTTTATCGGTTGCAAGACAATATCAAGAATTCTTGCGCAACCTTTCGCAAGGGTATATTTACAATGGAGTTAAACACCAATGAAATACTATTCACTTACCCGCATTAACAAAAAGGCGGCAACGTATAACGTCATTTTTGGCGAACGTTCCAACGGTAAAACCTATGCTTGCTTGTTGCAGGCGCTTAAAGACTATGCGAAAGACGGAAGCCAGTTTGGTTATGTGCGGCGCTGGAAGGAAGATATTACCGGGCGAAGGGCGCAACGGTTGTTTGCTGGAATCAATGAAAACGGCGAAGTTTTCAAGGCAACAAAAGGGGAATTCAAAGGCGTTCATTATTACGCGGGCAAGTTCTACCTTTGCAACTATGATGATTCGGGAAAGGTTGTTTATGGGGACGGTGATATTATCGGCTTCACTTTCGCACTATCAGACGGCGAACACGATAAATCAACTTCATTTCCAAGCATTAAAACAATCATCTTTGACGAATTCCTAACAAACCGGGTTTATCTAAATGATGAATTCGTTTTGTTTATGAATACCGTTTCAACCATTGTTCGCCGCCGTGAAGACGTTAAAATTTACATGCTTGGGAACACGGTTAATAAGTTCTGCCCATATTTTCAAGAAATGGGGTTAGAACACGTTGCCAAAATGAAACAGGGAACAATTGACGTTTATAAATACGGCGAAAGTAAATTAACCGTTGCTGTTGAATATTGCGCTTCAACGGAAGAAAAAGGCAACAATACAACAAGCCTTTATTTTGCGTTCAATAATCCTAAGCTAGAAATGATTACCGGGGGCGCTTGGGAACTTAACATATACCCGCATTTGCCTTACAAATACAAACCAAAAGATATTTTGCTTTGTTATTTCATTGAATTTAACGACAACGTTTATCAAGCGGAAATTATAGAAGCGGAAGGAACTATATTCACATACATTCATAATAAGACAACGCCTATCAGGAAGCCAGATAGAACGGTTATCTATTCCCTTGACTATCGCCCGGAACCTAATTACAATCGGTCAATATACCGCCCTAACAACAAAGTTCAGGAACGCATTTTGTGGTTCTTTAGGAATGACAAAGTTTTTTACCAGAATAATGAAGTTGGGGATGCTATCAGCAACTTTCTTAAA